CCAGTAGGTCGGCATGGTTCCGGGCGTCCCGACGACCGCCCCGGCGGCGGCCGAGTTGCGGATCGGGTTCGTCGCCGCCCCCTCGAGGAGCAGCTCGGCGACTCCGCTGGTGTAGTCGATGCGAGGCACGTTGGCGGGCGCGGTCTGGATCGACCCGTCCGCCGCGACGTAGGTCCGCACCGTCGAGTTGTTGGAGACCGCAATGATCCGATCGAGGCTGGCAGCGGCGCCGCCGAGCATGTGACGGCCGCCCTTGACGTCGACCACGAACCCGGGCCGCGCGCCGTCGAGCGCCCACCTGGGCGCCACCCACCAGTTCTTGCGAACGATAGAGCGACGAGCTCCGACAAAAAGCATGCCGGCCTCACGCAGTCACGAGGGTAAACGAGCGATCCGCCGACTGATTCACGGGCGCAGCGCTCGTCCCCGAGCGGATCTGTAGCCAACGAACCCCAAGCCAATCGGCAAAGGGGACACGCATGTTCTTCCCGGCTATTAGGGTGTAGCTGACTTCAGTGCCGGTTTCGTCGAACAGATCGGCAAAAGCCACACCGTCATACGACGTGCGGAAAGTGAGCGAGGCAGCATCCCACCCAATTGGGGTGATGATGCGAGCGAGCCGACCCACGAGCCCAAGGTCTATCGCCGCGGAAAGCGCAGTCCCGTTGCTGATGACGGCGGCGACCGATCCGGCCCCAGCCGCGTTGAGCACCCATACTCCCTGAGCGGTGCGGGAAAACCCATCCGGGCCAACGAAGAATGCAGTATCGATCGCCGGCGCTACGCTCATGATCAAGTCTCCAGGTTCGCCGCCGGCGCGGGCGGCTTCAGCGCGATCTGTCGCGCCATTTCGTCGTCGGCGTCGCCCTTGAGGCGAGCCAGCTCGGCGGCCACGTCCTCGATGTCGTAGTCGGAGGCCAGCGCGTTGACCGCCGTTTCTTTCGAGAGCACGGCGGCGCCGGTCAGAGTCGCGAGTGCCGTGGCGTCGGCCTGGCGGTCGTCGGCCGTCGGCGAGAACCAACGAGGCCACACGAGCTTGATCTTCGCGCCCTCGGAGATGGGCCGGATCGCCTCGCCGTCGCTGTCGACGAGGGACATCTTGCGGGAGATCACCGCGACCATCTTCAGGAGCTTGAGAAGCGCGCCCTCGCCGTAGCTGGCGCGCAGCTTGTCGGCGAGGTTGATCAGCGCCTGATTCATCAGCTCCATGGCTCGGCCGCTGGTAGCGGCGCTGAGCTTGTCGCTGTCGGCCCGCGAGCCGCCGACGCTTTCCAGCGCCAGCTTGCGCACCGCCTGGACGTATTCGATGACGGCGTGCGCCGCGTCTCCGGAGATCTCGAGCAGCTCGGCGTCACCATCGGGAGGGACGATCAGCGCATCCCCGACCACGTGCTGACGATTGGGCGGGAAGTTCTCCCCCTTGATCATCAGCGTCGGCGAGGACGAGTATTTCAGGCCGCGACCCGACTGCGAGAGCTGGTAGTTGATCTCGATCGAGGAGGGGATCGCGAGCCGGAACGTGCAGGCGCCGTCGACCCCATCACCGCCGGGCAGGTTCTTGACCCACACCATCGGGACGAACCCGAGCGAGTGGATCACCGATCGCCCCACATCGATCCGCGGTTCCGCCTTCTCGCCGACCTTCCAGGGGACGAACCACGTTTCGGCCCGATCGTCCCACTCGCGCCGGAACCAGAAGTCGGTTCCGTCGTCGGCGGCCTGGATCGGATAGCCGCGATCGCGAAGGACGGCGCCCTTGACCTTGTATTGCTCCCGCACGCGCTGCAGCACGTCGGGAGCATCAGCCTTGAACGTCGGCGTCAGATAGATCGTCGGTAGGGCCTCGAAGAACAGCCGGCCGGCAAGGACGCGCACCCACACGACGACGGAACCGACGGAACCGCGCTGCGCCGCCTCGAGCATGACCTCGTTCAAGCGGGTGTCCTTGACGATCGCCGACAGCGTGTCCTCGTCGCTGTCGGCGCCGTCGTCTTCCTCCGCCTCGGATTTGGCGCGGCCGTTTTCGACGTCGATCGACGGCCACCGTCCCTCGGCGAACAGAAACGAGATGCTGTCGTTGACGACGACCTGACACAGCGCGTAGCGCACGGACGGTGCGCGCTGCGCGATCGGGATGTACTCGCCGGCCGGGGTCCGTTCCTGGTGGAATTCGTAGGGGAGCCGGTCGTAGATCGTATCGTCGAGGAACTCGCTGCGGACCATCAGCGTGTGCGTGCGCTCGGGATAGTCCTGATCCTTCGGGACGAGGTTGGCGAGCGTGCGGAACATCAGCGCCCCATGTGTCCGAGGTCCGTGCGGAACGCCGGTTTGTGCGAGTAGCGCGCGAACATGAAATAGCCAGTGGCGTCGGGAAGGTGATCGAAACCGTCGTCTTTGTCCGGCTCGTTGGTGCCGTCCTTGTAGACGAGCTGCTCGTAGGCCTCGATCGACTTGACGCAGCGCGGATCGACGAAGGCGTGCCGCACCCCGTCCGCCGATAGGAACTTGCCGTTCACGAGGTTGATGCGGTCGCGCACCAACGGGTGCGAGGTGAGCGCGAAAACCGTGAAGCCCTTCTCGACCAGGATCGAGATGTCCGTCTTTCCCTGCGCCGAGGTCCGCCGCTGAGCGCCCGCCGGGTCGGGGTAGATCGAGATGTGCCCGAGCGCGGGTCGGGTCGGGTCGAACGAGGGGCGCCCATATCGGGCGATGATCTCGTCGGCCATTTCGTGGGTGTTCGAGGTCGGCAGCACGATTTCGTCGATCTGCCACGGCTGCACGCCGCCCGGCGTCGCGATCTCCTGCCAGACCGTTGCCGACATCGGGTTGACGTTGAAGTCCATGCCGATGTGCAGCGGGAGCGCAGGGTCATAGGCTCGCGCCTTGACCGAATGGACCCGCGAAAAGCCGTAATAGACCTGCCCGGCGAACGTTTCGAAACTGGCGTCGTATTCCTGACGAAACGTCCGAGGATCGAGGGTGCGCCGGGCTCGCTCCACCTCCTCGGCCGGGACGTTGCCGCCCATCAACGTCGTGTAGAGCCACGATCGGGTATCGGGGTCGCCCCCGGGCTGGCCGGCGACATAGCCCTTGTGGAAGTGATTGAACCCCTTCGGGGTGCCGATGAAGAGGGCGTGCCCGGCCGCCGTCGCGAGCATCGGCTGGATGACTTCGTCCCAGGCCTCCGGCTTCGCGTCCGCCCATTCGTCCCCGGCGAAGAAGAACAAACCGGAACCGCGCAGGTCGTCGTAATTGTCGAGGCCGACGATGCGGATCACATGGCCGGACAACAGGGTGCCGTAGCACTCGCTTTCGTTCCACCGCCCCTTTTCCAGCCACTCTTTCGGGATCGACCGTTTCAGGGTGCGCCAGAACACCCTTTTGGCCTGTTTGAACGTCGGCGCGCCGTACCAGATCTCGTTTTCGATCGAGACCTTCCGTTCGATGGCCAGTCGCGCGGCGCGGCGCATTTCTTCGCGCAGGAGGAACGTTTTGCCGAACCGGCGGCCGCACACCGCGTACCTGAACCGCGCTTCGGGTTGCCAGCCCCACAGGTAGATGTTGGCCTGCTTCGCAGTGAGCTGGACGCGGTCAGAGGACCGGCTTGCCTGGGATCGGCTCATCGGGGGCCAGCGTCGGCTTGTCGGCCGCCACCAGATCGGCGAGCGACTGGGGTTTACCGTCGCCGTCGTCGGCGTCGAGGTTGTGGGCTTGCCGCTCGAGCGGGATCAGTCGCGCCGTGATCCGCGAGAGCTTCTCGAGGAGATCCCCGGGGCTTTCCTTGTCGCCGAGGCACGGCCCCTCCGTAGGCTCGCCGTGCAGGTGCTGGGACAGGCGCGTTGCGAGCACTCGCTTCAGCCCGTGAAGTTGCTCCAGATCCCGACGGTGCGAGGTGACGACGGCGAGCCCCCGCAGGGCGGCGCCCTCGACGATCTCCGCTTCCGTGCGTTGGGGTTGCGTACCGTCCTGCGTACCGTCGTTGCGTACCAGCTTCGTGCGTACCGCTTCCTTCACCTTTGCGGCGAGGTCGCGTTCCCACCCTTCAGCCTTGGCGCGCTTGCGGATCATCCCCTCGGAGACGCCACAGAGGCGGCCGATCTCTCGGAGGGACAGTTGCCCGGCGCGGTACTCCCTTTCGACGGTTTCCCAGTCGATGCGCTTGCCGTCGCTCATGAGCCCCTCATGCCGCGATGCTCGGGAAGCTGGTTGCGGCGGCCGGGATCGAACCGGCGACCTCTGGATTATGAGTCCAGCGCGCTGCCACTGCGCTACGCCACGCAAACGAAAGGGTGAAAACGCGAAAACGGCCCGGATTTCTCCGAGCCGTTCGCAAATCACCCAATTTGACGAAGGAACGTTGCCATCACCCATGCCATCCGTCAAGCGGCTCGCGTCTCGTGCCCACCGAAATGCGCAGCGAGCGCGGCCAAGCCGATGCGAACGACGGGAATGAGGCTCGCCATCGCCTCTTCGGGTCGATAGTCGGCAGAAGCGTGGGGGTTGACCAGCACCGCATTGAATGCCTGGCGGACGTGCTCCCCGCACGCGCGCACCACGCGGTTCGCTTCGTCGTAGCCATCGGACGCCGCGGCTTGATGATCCCTGGCGCACGGATCGCAGCGCGTGCCGGCGCCGCACCTCCCACAGACGAAGGGCTCTTCTCCCGCCGACGCTGAAGGCAGTCCAGGCGCCCCATACGCGCGCAGGAACGCCATGCGGAGATCGAGGAAGCGCTCCGCCGCCTCGTACTCGTCGGGCTCGATCCAGACGAGGTCACGGCCGACCAGCAAGCGGCGTTGCTTATCAGGGAGACGAAGCCACTTCCGGTGACGCTCGAACCTGATCACAAGGCGGCCGTGGGGCGTTTCCCATCGCTGGTCGCGCCAGTCGGTCTCGGTGGCGCCGTATCGGGCGATCCTGACGAGCTTCATCGGCTCGTCGACAGGCCGCTGCTTGGGCTGCTGCTGCCGAGCGGGGTTCTTCGGCTTCCGTCTGGCGCGGGGCATCACTTCGTCTCCGTCTTCGGCTGGATGAAATTGGCGGTCATTGCGCGGCCTGCATCGTCTTGAGCGCCACAGCAGGCCCATCGCCCCAGCGCGCAAGAACGCCGGCGACCCATGCGGAGCGCTCCATCGCGTCCATTTCTGCCATGAGGCGCGGCTGGGTGCGGCGGTGACGGTCATCCATGTCGATGACCATCTCGGCGACCTCGAGGGCTCGGCGATTGATGCGCTCCATCCCACGCCGCTCGGACGGCGAAGCGCGTCGGTAGTCAGCGAGAAGGCGATTAGCGCGGGCGACAAGGCTGCCGGATGGAGGCGGCAGCATAGCCGCGGGAGCCTCCGACCGAAGAACCGCCGGGTCGCTGATCGGCACGGATTTCAGCGCGTCGAGGCATTCGGCGATCGACGGGAATGTCGCATAGCGCCTCGTCGTGGCGATGCGGCGAACCGCGCCGTCCATCTGGTAGGCGGTGGCGTTCGGCGCCTCCACCGCGAGATCGCGGGCGACGATCGCCGGGTCGACCTTGAGCGCGAACCCACGCTCGACGAGCGGCTGGATAAACCCCGTCACAAAGCTGGCCATCAGTGGGTTTCCTGCGGTGCGCGCCCAAGGCGCTCGGCTTCCATCGCGGCGGCGACCGCCATTCGTTCGGCGAGCGTCTGCCCCCCGAACATCGGCTCTTCGACGGGACGGCGCGGCGGCGCGGTCGACCTCGCCGTGACCTCACGGGCCTCACGGATCGGGTCGATGAAGAATCGCCATGTTCGAGGAGGGCGCTTGCCGGCGGCTCGCATGGCGACGGACTTGGCGCGGATCACCGGCAGGATGTCGCGGTCTAGGTCGAACCCTTCGCCGATCAGCGCGACGATCGGGCCGACGACGATCAGATCGGGGTCGGGTGAGTTTTCGAGTCCTGCGGCATCGCGAAGACGGCGCTCGAGGGTGGCGACTGCCGCCCCGTCAAGCGCCGCAACAGCAGCAATCGGAGCGACGCGTGTCGTTTCGCGCTCCACAGCTTCCTCTTGCTGCTGCTGTGAAAGGGTACTTTCTGTATCTGCTTCTGTATCTGCTTCTGGGGCGTTACAGTGCGTTTCACTGCGTTTCATCGACTGTTTCCGTTCCCGAAACGCACGGACACGATCGGACGAATTGTCCTCGCGAGACGGCTGGCGCTTCTCCCACCCGCGCAGTCTGCCGCCCTCGATGACACGCCCCTCCATGTGTTCGCGGATCTTCGCAACTGTCTCCTCGTCGACCCCCAGGGCGGCGGCCTCTACCTCGTCGTCCCATCCGGCAATCGATCCGCGATCCTCCGAACGCCCGGCGAGTGTCATCATGCGCACGAACACGGCGATGACCTCGGCCTCGCTGGCGCCGGACTTGCGAGCGATGAGGCGCCATTTCGGATCGTCCGGCATGTCGTCCCAAAGACGGACCCAGTTCGCCATCACGCATCCCTCCGAAGCCAGCGGAATTCCGGGGCGCCGTCGTAGCCCTTGAGCCAAACCACCCAGCAGAAATCGGCTGTACCATTGCCCGGCGCGATCCCGGCCTCGATCACGGCGCCGGGCGGCATCGACGGGCGCGGCGTCATGAACCACACGCGACGGAGCGGCGTCGTCTGAAGCCATGCGGCGCGCCGGTTTGAACTCAGCCACTTGGTAGGCAGCAGCATCGCCACCTTGCCCGAGGCGAGCCGGAGCGCCTGTGCGACGAAGGCATCGGCGGCCTTGAACGGAGGGTTCGCCACGATGTCGTGGCCGATCATCGCCATGCCGTCGGTGAGAAAATCCACGGTGAAGGAGCAGGCCTCGGACCGCTTCCGAAGGTCGGTCCCGATCGCGGAGAGCCCGGCCGCGCGCGCCTGCTCCACGACGCGCCCCAGGCCGCACGATGGGTCCCAGACCGGGCCGGTGAACTGCTCCTCGTCGAACAGGCGGGCCGAGCACCACTCCGGCTCGACGTACCAGTCGTCTGGGTCACGATCCCACACGTGGGCGCTCTTGGTGCGTTTGCCGGTCATAGCGCCACCTCGAGCCGCTCGCGGATGCGCTCCACCCGCTCGGCGAGCTCCTCGTCGTTCGCGATCTTTCCAGGCATGACCCGAAGCGCGTGCAGAATCGTCGTGTGATCACGTCCGCCCAGGTCGGCACCGATCTGCGGCAGAGACCTCGACGTCACCTCGTGAATGAGATGGGCCGCAACCTGACGCGCAGAGGTCAGGTTGCGGAACCGACGGTCCGACAGCATCTCGCCGACCGAAACGCCGAACACCTCTGCCACCACGGTGATGATCGTTTTCACGCGGCGTGGTGGGCACCAGCTCGGCGCCGCAGCCTGGGGCCGCTTAGGCGCCGGCACGAACGGACGGGGCCGAGCAATCGGCATCGGCGCTCCGCCCGATATCTGCGCCCATAGCTCACGAGACGCCTCGGCGCACTGCTCGATTGGGTCAGGACGATGCATCCGCCACCTCCTGCTCTGCCATTCGATCGAGAGTGTCGGCGGCGGCGAAAAGTGCTTCGCATACCGCTGCCCGGCGCTCGAGGCCGCCGGTTTCCCGATGGCGCTTCTGATAGGCGGGCAACGCTGCCTGATCGCGGAGACCGAGGGCGACAGTGCGCACCTCAGCGGCCTGAGTGCGAACGGAAACCGTCATGCCTCAGCCCTCCTGGCGGCCGTAGCCCATGCCCAGCGCCTGGAGATAGAGCTCGAGGATCGCCTCCATCTCTTCGCGCTCGGCCTTGTCTTGGCGGCGGATGCGGATCACCTGACGCAGGATCTTGACGTCGTAGCCGTTGGCCTTGGCCTCGGCGAAGACATCGGCGATGTCGTCGGAAATGGTCTGCTTCTCTTCCTCGAGCCGCTCGATCCGTTCCACGAACGACTTGAGCTGATCGGCTGCGACGCTGGTCGGATCGGACATAGGTTTTCTCCTGACGATTTGATGGGTGCGGGCGGCACCCGATTTCCCGATCCGTGCCGCCCGCTCTCCGGATGCGGCGAGCCTGCCGCGCGGAGTTCTTCAGCCGTGCTGCTGATGATCGGCGATCACCGCACGGAGCTTTTCGAGGTCCGCCACCACCTGCGAAATCGTGCCATCGCGGTCGCGAAGGCTGCTCGCGCGAGCCATTTCCAGTTCATGTTCGAGGCTCTCGATCTCATGGCGAATTTCACGGGTGACGGCGGCGGCGAGACGGTCGAAAACACAGGCGGCAACGCTCTTGAGGCGGCCGTTCATCAGGTTTTCGAGCGTGCCGGGCGAGATCTTCGCTTTACCGGCGATCGCCTGACGCGCGCTGATCCGCGTGCGGCCCCGCGCCATTTCCAGCGCCTCGAGCCGAGCCGCCCAGCCTCGGGCGCTGTCGAGATAGTGGTCGGGGGCGAAAGTCATCATCGATCCCATGATATTTTTGCGTGGAATTTTACGTAGATCTCAGGGGCGGGATGCGCCGGAGAGGCGGGGGCGACGCATCCCGCCCCGCTCACCCGCCGGAAGCGGCGGCGGGAAGAGGCACAGCCGACGGCTCTGCGACGCTGAGCGCGCGGGTGGCATCGGCGACGGAAAGAAAATCGATCTGAGCCGCCATGTGAGACATCACACGCTCAGCGGTGCGCAGGCTCGGCACGCGACCAGATCGCAGGTCGAGCACAAAATTGGGGTCGCCGATGGCCTCACGGCCGAAGCGACTGGCGGACGTCCCCGTTCTTGCGAGGAACGCCTCTACGTCGGCGAGAAACTGCTTATGCGTCATCATGCCCAGGAGGATAATAGGAAAATGCCTACTGAACAAGAGGGAAAATCCTATTTCCCCTGCGGTGAGGATTTATCCTACAATCCTCGCATGTGGGATGTTCATGCCTTTGTCGGAGAGCGCGTCAAAGCTCTCGGTCTCGACTTCGTCGACCTTTCCCGGGCGGCTGGGAAGAATCACGCCTACGCACAGCAATTTGTGGCGAGGAAAACCCCACGAGTCCTTCCTGAAGAGGTTCGTGCGATCTGGGCGCCTATGCTCGGTGTGTCAGAAACACAACTGCGCTCCGGGTACGTCCCGGAACCAATAGTTATCTCAATCGATGAAGCCGAAAGGGTAAACGCAAACGGCGACAATGGTGCGCCGGCGTTTTACGCGGGCCGATATGCTCCGCGTCTTCCCGGCGGCATTCCGGAAATCGACGGTGCCACGGGAGCAGGCGAGGGCGTGGACGGCGAGATCGTGGCGTTTGCCGTCGGGCCTGAGACCTACAGCGCACATCGCGTCGTGGAGGAGTGGGTCATCCCGCCGTCGGCCCTGGATGGTCAGCTCGGGCTGACGCGGAACCGAACGATCGTGATGCGCGTGACTGGGGATTCGATGGAGCCGACCTATCCGGCCGGGCAACGGGTATTCGTCGATACCCACCACACGACGCTTACGGTCGATGCGGTCTACATCATCAGCGATGGCGAGAGCGCGCCGAAAATCAAGCGGCTGCAGCGCGTGCCGGCTTCAAGCCCCGCCATGGTGCGCATCATTTCCGATAATCCACTTTTCCCGACTGACACGGTCCCGCTCGACAAGATCCGTATTCACGGCCGCGTCGCAGGCGCTCTCGTTCCAAGGTGAGGCTCCCATGAACCGCCAGCTTGCCGCTTCGGCGGTTCTATTTTGCCTGTCATTGCCACCTGCGATGGCAGAAACGAAATCTCCGATCAAATCCGCCTATCCACAGATGGCCGCAATCCTATTTACGGCAGAAGGCGTATGTCCCGGATTCAAAGCAAATGCCATGATGCTGCTCAGTCTTCGCGCATCAGCCCATTACACTGACGCCGAGGAGGATTGGGTTAAGCAGAAAATTGACAGCGACGCTACTGATGTAAAATCAGCCATCACAGGAGTGGGTATCAAAAACTGGTGTGAGGCGGTCATGAACTTGTACGGCCCTCATGGGTCTATTGTTCGTGGTATGATATCTCAATGAATATTGCTCCGGCGCTCGTCGCCATAATGCTATGCTCGCCTGCAATCGCCGTTGAAATCCGCCAGCACTACGCTCCGCTCGAAAACCTCGAGCGCATCGACGTGGCGCTGATCGCCCAGGCGCGCGAGACGATCGACATCGCGGCCTATGTGCTGACCGATCGGCCGGTGATCGACGCGCTCATCGCCGCCAAGGACCGCGGCGTTGCCGTTCGGCTCATCCTCGACCCCTCGCAGCGGCACGACCTGGCGCGCTTGGCGCCGTTGCTCGACACGGCCCGAAAGAAGCGACGCGGCCCGATCATGCACCTCAAGAGCTACGCGATCGACGAGCGGGTTTTGCGCACCGGCTCGGCCAATTTCACGGCGAGCGGCCTGAAGCAGCAGAACAATGACCTGCTGGTGATCGAGGATGCCAGCGCGGCTGGCCGGTTCGAAGCCGAGTTCGAGCGGGTCTGGGATGCCGGCGAAGCGATCGGCGTTCAATCGCAGGAGAGTGATGATGTCAAACGATGATTGGGAAGCCAAAAAGGCGAAGTGGGATGAGCGGCTTTCCTCTGAAGATCCAATGGCGATCTACCAATTCGATTTGCCGATTAAACTCCTGGAACTCCAAGGAGGAGACATTGCAATCGATTGCCCGTGTTTTCAGATGGTTGGATTTGATCGCGTCGGAATCGTTCGCGTTCAATTGTCACCGGCATCAGCACGAATGCTTCTGCGCGGCCTTCAAGTTCTGAAAAATATCCAGGGTTGGCCTGACGAAGAAGCTCCATCGCACGGGCCTCAATAGTGGATTTCTCCCCGTCCGACATCACCACCTCCTTGGCCCGCTTCGGCGGGCTTTTTCGTGTCCAGTTTCCTATCCTATGCACCGGCCGATAGGACGTCGGCAAGAAAATAGGGCGTTTCCTATTTTTCCTATTGCAGGTCGATAGGATTTTTCCTATTATCTCCTTACCGAACGACGCGGCGAGGAGATGCCCCGATGCACGGCACGATCACCATCCAAGCAGCCGACTACGCCCGCTTCCGTGAAGCGGCGCCCGGCCTGAACCTGTCCGAGATCACGGCGACGATCGTCGTCGAGGACTGCGAAACGCCGTTCGGCCTGATCAACGGCGAAGTCGACATCGAGGGCGAAGGCGACGGCTGGTTCATCACCGACGTTCGGATCGCCGATGAGGTTGTGAACGGCAAGGTCAAGCGCTGGTTCAGCCTCGGCGACCGCACGCCGTCCTACGACAGCGCCTCGCCGCTTCGTTTTATGCACGCCGCCATGGTCGCGAAGGTCGATGACGACACCGCGATCGACGCTCTTCTGCAGAAGGTGGGCTGACCATGAGCGAGAACATCAACAACGGTGGCTCGGCGTTTCCGGTCATCCCGCCGACCGAGATGTGTGGGGATCGGACCTTCAACGCCTCTGGATATCCGTATCCGGAAGCAGGCATGTCGCTCCGCGACTGGTTCGCGGGGCAAGCGCTGGCGGGATGGCTCGCGAGTTTCGGCCCGGACGACGGGGACCCTGTTGCAATGGGCGTAGCGCGACTGGCCTTTGAGCTTGCCGACGCGATGCTCAAGGCGCGCGGGGAGGGCTGACCATGTCCCTCTCCCCCGACGAGATCAGGCGCACGCTCGAGGCTGCGGTTGAGGCCGCTCTCGACCGCCTGGACATCGCGATCGATGCGGCCGGCGCCGAGGTGCTGGAGACGCATTCGGCCTCGGATCAGATCCAGGCCGAATGCGACCGGCTGGCGCGGCTCGCCGACGAGGAGGCCGCTCATGCGCGCCGCTGATCTGTTCGGGGCCATTTCCCTGGTCACGTTCATCGCCGGGATAGCCGGTTGGGCCGCCGTCCTCTCCTCCCTCTGACGCTCCCCATGCGCCCGCCTTATGGGCGCATCAGCGGCGATCAGGCCGACCACAGGAGAAATCTGAAATGACCTCGACCAGTAAGCGCCCCGTCCTCGTCACCACCGAATTCCGCGGTGTGTTCTTCGGCTACGCCGACGACACCTCGGGCGACGTGATCAACCTGACCGGCGCGCGCAACTGCATCTACTGGCCGTCCGAGAACGGCGGATTCCTCGGCCTCGCATCGAAGGGGCCGGTGAAGGGCGCCCGCATCGGCGAGCGCGCCGACATCGAGCTCCGCAAGATCACCGCCGTCGCCGAGGTCACCCCGGAAGCGGTGGCCGCCTGGGAGGCCGCGAATGTCTACCGCGGGTAACGGCTCCGGCTACGGCTCCGGCTCCGGCTACGGCTCCGGCTACGGCGACGGCTACGGCTCCGGCGACGGCTGATCAGTCGTTCGGCAGATCTCCCAGGCGCAAGGCGCCTGGGAGCAACCCAGAAATTCGACCTTTCAGAAAGCCAACACCATGTCGTTCGAATGGTACTTTTCCGCCCTCGAGGGCAAGAACCCGCCGGTTCACGAGGGCGACCCACAGCCCGGCTACTACCGCACTCGGCCGGCCAAGGGGGCGGCGTGGGTTCCGGTCTGGATTGCCGAGGATCTGTCGGCCTACCAGGGCTTCGACGGCGCGGAAACTCCGATCGATGCCGCCGACCGGTGGACGTTCATCTGCAAGCACCCGATCGCCTATGAGGTTTGGATCGAGGTCTATCAGGGGCGCGCGCCGTGGCCCGATGACATCGCGCCCGCGCTGGCAGCTGCCGAAGCCGATCACGCCGCCTTCACAGGATCGAATGCGCCCGTGGACGAGCGGGAAGCGATGTCGGACGAGATCGAAAGCGCATTGGCTGGTGCTCGCGAGTGGCTCAAGGACGCCGGCGATCCGCAGACGTGGGATCAGGTAGCGCGCGACCGGTGCCAGAACTTCCGCGACCGGATTTCGAAGCTTTCCGGCGATGCGGAGGCGAAGCGCAAGGCGCTGAAGGAGCCGCATATCGTGGCCGGTCGCGAGATCGATGGCGCGTGGAACCCGCTGGTCGCAAAGGCGAGGGACGCCGCCGAGCATCTTCGAAATCACCTGGGGGCCGCCCTGAAGGCGGAGCGTAATCGTCAGGCCGCCGCCGTTGCCGAAGCCGCCCGGCTCGCGGAGGAAGCGCGCCGGGCCGAAGGCGGAGCCATTTCGGAACATCCGACGCAGCCGGAAGCTCCGAAGGTGCTCGCCGGCACCAATGGCCGCCGTTCTGGCCTGAAGACGCGCAAGGTCTATCGGCTCACCGATGCGAAGGCGCTCCTCGCCTACCTCGTCGCGATGTCCGAGATCCCGCGGGATCTGGTCGACGCCGCCGAGAAGATCGGCCGGAAGATCGCGATGAACGGACTGCCCGTCCCCGGCATTTCCGTCGAAACCGAAGAAACCGCCTCGTGAGGATGCCATGAACGCCATCATCGAACCGGAATCGCTGTCCGTTGAATCGGGCACCATCGCGCTCCTCAATCGATCCGAGGTCGATGCGCAGATCGCCACCGCGCACCGGTTTCCCCGCTCGATCAAAGCGTTCCTCAACGAGGCGCGCGAGCTGGCGACGCTGAACGAGAACGTCGCCTACGAGTGCACCTATGCTGTTCCCCGCGACGGCAAGGTGATCGAAGGCCCCTCGGCGCGCTTCGCCGAAATCGTCTTGTCGGCGTGGGGAAACTGCCGCTCTGGTGCCCGCATCGTCGACATCGGGCCGAACTTCATCACTGCGCAGGGCGTTTGCCACGACCTGCAGCGCAACGTCGCGATCACCTTCGAGGTGCGGCGCCGGATCACGAACAGACAGGGGCGCCGGTTCAACGACGACATGATCGTCGTCACCGGGAACGCGGCATCGTCCATCGCTCTCCGCAACTCCATCCTGAAGGTGATCCCCAAGGCCTTCTGGTCGGATGTGTGGGAGGAGGCGCGCCGGGTCGCACGCGGCGATGTCCGCACCCTCGCCAACCGCCGCGCCGAGGCCCTGAAGATGCTCGAGGGTTATGGGGTGCGCCCGGATCAGGTGTTCACTCTCCTCGAGGTGCGCGGAATCGAAGACGTGACGCTCGACCACCTCGTGACGCTGCGCGGGATCGTGACGGCGATCAAGGAAGGGGACACCACGCCCGAAGAGGCGTTCAAGTCGTCGGCTCCGACGCCGCCAGCGCCGACGCCTCCTGCCCCGACCCGCGCCGCCGCGCCGACGGATGGGGCCAGCAAGCCCGCGCCGCCGTCGCCCCCGCGACCCGCCACCCCGCCGCGCCCCGCCGCGCCGGTTCCTCCGAAGCAGGAAGCGCAGCCGGAACAGCAGGCGCCTGCCGACGATGAATCGGACGAGCCGGCCGATGCTCTCACCCGGGCGCGCGCCGCCACGATGTCGGGGACGCTCGCGCTCGAGGAATGCCTCGGCGAAATGACCGAGGCCGAACGCGCCGAAGTCGCCGCCTACGAGGGCGATCTCTTCAACGCGGCTGGCATGGCCGATCGGGCGGGGTGATCCATGGCGGGACGCATGACGGATACGGAGCGGGCTCCGGTGATGATGCGCCGCACCTCGCGCGGCCTGGAGCCGGTGGCGTCGTTCGACCTGGAGCGGCTCGATCGGTACTCGTTCGGCACCGACCTCGAGGTTCGCATCATGCAGCGCCGATCGCTGCCTCAGCAGAGGCTTTATTGGGCCATGCTGACGCGCGTGGTCGACAACGCCGATGGGTGGCCCTCGGCCGAGCACCTGCACGAGGCGATCAAGCTGCACCTCGGCTATTCGGAGCCGCTGCGCACGATCGACGGTCGCATCGCCTGGCGCGCCGAGAGCACTGCATTTTCCAAGATGGACGGTTCCGAGTTCCGCGTCTTCTTCGACCGTGCCGTCGAAGTGATTTCGACGGTGATCCTGCCCGGCGTCGACCCGATCGCGCTTGTCGAGGAGGGGAGGGCAAGCGCGTGACGAGGTCTGTCCCTGAGTGGATCGGCGCCACTGATGACGCGGTGATCCCGCCCCGCGTCAAAGTCCGACTTTTCGAGGCGACGGGAGGATGCTGCGAGGAATGCCGGGTGCGAATCCGGCCCGGAAGCGGCCCGGAATTCGACCATCGCAAGCCGTTGATCGCCGGGGGCGAGAACCGGGAGACGAACCTTCAGGTCCTTTGCATCCCCTGCCACCGGGCGAAGACCAAGGCCGATGTTGCCGAGAAGGCGCTCTCTTACCGCAAGCGCGCCAAGCATCTCGGCGTGCTCTCGAAAGGCCGTCCGATGCCCGGTTCGAGGTCGTCGGAATGGAAGAAAACTTTGTCCGGCGAATGGGTTCGCCGCGACCGATGAGGAGACATTCACGATGAACGCCCCGATCCGCCGCACCAAGGGTTCCGCCAACGCGATCGATGCCCATGTCGGCGCCCGCATTCGCTTGCGTCGCATGATGCTCGGCATGAGCCAGGAGAAGCTCGGCGAGCATCTCGGTATCACGTTCCAGCAGATCCAGAAGTACGAGAAAGGCACAAACCGCGTCGGCGCCAGCCGGATCCAGGCCATCGCCCGCGTGCTCAGCGTTCCCGTTTCCTTCTTCTTCGAAGAAGCGCCGGGCGGCGATGTGAACGAACCGACGGCCGGGCCCGACATCACTTTCGACGCCGCCACCCTCGAAATCACGCGTCTCGTGCAGGCGATGACGACGGCGCAACGCGCGTCGGTGAGAGCGGTGGCTCGCGCGATCGTCGGTGAGATCGGGGGTGCGGCATGACGCGACCCCTGGAAATGGCGGCTCACGCCGACCGAACGGACGACCCGCGCAAGGTCGATTTCTGGTTCGGCTTCCTCGCTGGCGGCTTCTCCGCCGCCGTCTTCATCGCCGCCGGGGTTCTCGGCGCGAAGCTGTGGGGGTGATCATGGGCGAGCTTCTCACCATTGAGCCCATCAGTGGATGCTCTTCGATCGCGACCGATCCCGCCATGGTCGGCCCGGCCCCACAGCTTTCGTGGCTGCCGGTGTCGGCTCTTCGTGTGGACCCGACCTATCAGCGCCCGATTACCGGCCATGGGCGCGTGAATATCGCCAAGATCGTCGCGGATTTCCGTTGGAACCGCTTCGCGCCGGTTGTCGTGTCGCCGATCGCCGGCGGTCTCTATGCCGTCGTGGATGGACAGCATCGAGCAACGGCCGCCGCGACATTGGGTTTCGAAACGATCCCGGCCCAGATCATCCTCGCCGACATCACAGAGCAGGCCGCCGCTTTCTCGGCGATCAACGGCGCGGTGACGCGCGTCCACGGCCAAGCGCTGCACAAGGCGGCTGTCGCCGCGGGCGACCCGGTTGCGTGTCGCATCGAGCGGGTGGCGGCATCGGCCGGTGTGAAGATCCTGTCCTATCCCGTCGCCGAGCTCAATCAGCAGCCCGGCGAGACCATGGCCGTCGGTGCGCTTCGTGACGCGATCGATGCCTATGGCGACGAGCCGGTTCGTGTCGCCCTCGCCGCGATCCGGAAGGGTCAGAACGACGTCAGGGGCGGCCTCACTGCGGTGATCATCCGTGGCGCCGTCGCGATCACGGCCATGATGCTGGCGCACGGGCGCAGCGAATTCGAAATCGATGAGTTCATGGGATCGGTGCTGTTGATCCGCGAAGCGGATAAGGCCCGGATCTCAGATCGACCGAAGGGAAAGTCGATCGCCGCCGAACTGATCGACCGGCTCAAAGCGGCGCTTGGCGCATGGAGAAGAGGGGAGGTGGCTCGCCATGGCTGAGATCGATCTTTCCGCCCTCAGGGCGAAGGCAGAAACGGCTGATGCAGTTGCACCTCCCGGATGGGAGGCTGACCGCGAGAGAATGACCGATGCGCCGGAGAAGCATCACGAGTTCTTCGCGATCGATGGCGCCGGGAACAGGATGTTCGGCACCGAGAACGCTGACGCCGCGTTCGGCCTGATTGAGGTCGAGGACGGTGGCGACGGGTTCGTGGCTGCGTGGAACGAGAACTCTCGAAGGGTCATTGAATTCGCTGTTGCCGCTCAGCCTCGCGTCGTCCTCGCACTTCTCGACCGCGTCGAGAAGGCGGAAGCGCTGATTGCGAAATCGGCGAAAGACACTCCGGTCTACAAGGCGGTCGAGCGGGTCCTCGATGAGAAGTCTGCGTGGGTGGCGCGCCCGAACAGCGGAGTGACGATGGCGATCGCCATCGCGGCGACGCTCGCCGCGATAGATGCTGTCGAGCGAATATGGCTCCCCATCTCCACTGCACCGCGTGTTTCCGTCAATCGCGGATCCGGGATGACGATGCACCCCACCATGACGACGGAAACGCTGTGGGTTCGCGACGAAGACGGCCGCGTCTACGAGGCATGGTTCGTCGACGGGACCGAGGAAATAGGGCGCACCTACTGGTGGGACTGCGACGGGGAGGAGATCTGCGATCCCGTCGAATGGATGCCGCATCCCCTGTGGACCCCGGAAGAGGAGACCGCACGATGACCGACCACGAACGTGCTGCCGCGCTGGCGGATGAATCACGAACGCACGCACTCGTCAGGACGTCGCCGAAGGGAGCCTTGTTCTTGGGGACGTGCATACAGTGCGGGACGAAAGACATGCCGATGCTCGCTGCATTAGAGCCGTGCCCGAACCAGCGGGGCCTCACACAGGATGCCGCTCTGCTCGAAGTCTTGGAGGAAGATCATGACCAGCACTGATGACTACAAAGACGACGACATGGCTGCGGTCGGGCATACCATTACCGACGACATGGTGGAGACTGCATGCGCAGCCTACACGACCGAGTACTGTGGTGGAGAGGCCGAGTGGCCGGATGGCTGGAACCCTGCACGAGCGGATGACCATCGCGCCGCTATTCGGGCCGCCATTTCCAGTTTCCGCCTCCTCGCCGAGACTGAGGCCCGCCCCGCCGCCGATCTGCGCGAGGTGGTGGCACTCGCGATATGCAATTCCGAACGCGGGCCTAACACGGAGTTCCATCTGAAATCATTCGACGACGAGTTAGCGTGGTCAATCGGGGCGGATCTCTACCGCAAGAAGACTGACGTCGCCCTCTCCGCTATCTCCGCCGCCGGGTACGCGGTCGTGCCGCGCGAGCCGACCGAGGCAATGCACGACGCCGCCCGCGATTGGTCGATCAGCAAATACGGCCAGGGAATTGGCAGGGATGCGTCGTTGGGCTGCTACCGCGCCATGGTCCGCGCCGCCCTCGCCACGAAGGAGCCCGGCAAATGACCGCAGTACACGAAGCACTCGTCGAGAAGGTAGCGCGAGCAATCTGCGAGGCGACGAGTGGACCGTACGAACTTATGGGGCCACACGGCAAGGATGCGTGTCGAGAAGAAGCGCGGTCGGCCATTGCCCTCATCTACGCCGAGATACGAGCGGTGACGCCAGAGATGGTCGATGCCTGGGGCGAGGCTTTCCCGGATGAGGATACGGCCAACATGGACGATGATGCCGCGTGTCGTATCCATGCCCAGGTGAACTGGGGAGACATGCTCTCCGCCTCTCCCCTCAATCCAGGAGGAGAGTGATATGGCGCCCCGCTTCGCTGAAGGGACATCCGTCCCCGTCGAACGCACCAGGATCGAGGTCGAGGAAACCGTCCGACGGTTCGGGGCCGACAGCTTCGTTTCCGGCTATGAGGGCAGAACCGCCTTCATCGCGTTCCGGGCGATGGGGCGCATGGTGCGCCTGACGCTCGCGATGCCCGATCCGGACGAACCCGCCTTCTTCCGGACCCCGACCGGCCGCGCTCGCGATGCCGGCCCGGCGCGCGAGGCCTACGAGGCGGAGTGCCGCCGGCGGTGGCGGGCGCTCGCCCTCGTCGACTGCTACGGCGGCAATCGGATCGAGGGCGAAGTGATCGGCACGCCCGGCCCTTGGACGATCCGTGTCGACACCGGGCGCGCTGTCTACCTTGCCGCCGTCGGCCTTGTGGTGGAGCGCCTGGACGCCGGCGCGCCTGAAATTTCCGAGACCGCATATGAGGTGCCGAAAATTTCACGGACGGCGCCGACAGGTCAGCTCTCGTTGTTCTGAGGAGGAATCATGGAGCGTGTCCAGGCTGGCGCCGTTGCCGCCCTCCTCGGGGTTTCTCGGCGAACCGTGCAGAGCATGGCGCTCGCGGGGGACTTGCCGGGCGCCGCGAAAATCGGGAAGGTGTGGACCTTCGACGTTTCGCGCGTCAGAACCTATCTCGCCGATCTCGAGGCCGAAGCATGTCGGAAGAAAACCTCTACCAGCGAGGTGGAATCTGGTGGTTGCGCGCCGTCGTTGGCGGCCGCAAGTATCGAGAGAGCCTACGAACGGGCGATGTCCGCACTGCTCGGAAGCTCAGAGATCAGCGGATCGAGGAGATCAAGGCGGCGGTCTATAGGGGCGAACGGCGCATCACATGGCGCGAGGCCGTAACGGCCTGGATCGAGCATGCGGCCGGACAGATCGCGCCGAGCACCGCCACACGCTACGGCGTCTCGCTGCTTCAATGCGAGCCATGGCTGATCAAGTTCGACGTCGACAAGATCGATGGGAAGGTGATTTCCGACCTGATCACCGGCCGGCGCCGCGCCGGCGCGAAGCCGGCGACCGTCCGGCGAGATCTAACCGCCGTCTCGCGCGTGCTCGATCATGCGGAGGCCTGCGGGTGGCGCGAGGGCAATCCGATCCTGTCCAAGCGCCGGCTATTGAAAGAGCGACGCGATCCGATCGTGCTGCCGGAGCCCGAGGATATCGAAGCCGTGATCGCGAGCGCATCGCCGCGGTTCGGGGCACTCATCCGCGCGGCCCTGCTGACCGGGTGTCGCCAAGACGAGCTCGTTACCGCGACCTGGCGAGCCTTCTCGGACGCGCAGCGGACGCTCCAGGTTCGCGGCAAGGGCAACAAGCTCCGCACCATCGAGCTATCGCTGGCGGCGTGGACACACATCAGGACACAGCCGCGAACCCTTGGCCGAACGGGCCTCATCTTCTGTCACGAGGGCGGCGCGACCTTCGCCGAGGCGGCGTCGGACTTCACCCACGTCCGTCGTGCAGCCCTGTCGCTGGCGAAGAAGCAGGGCAGGGAGCTCGCGCGCTTCCGCTTCCACGACCTCCGCCACGTTTTCGCCGTGTGGGCCTTGCGCGACGGCGCCATGGACATCTACACGCTATCCCGCCACCTTGGGCACACCTCGGTCAAGACGACGGAGATCTATTTGGCCTATCTGACGCCGAGCCAGGCCGAGGCCGCCAAGCATGGGGTGGGCACGAAAGAGGACACAGCTACGGCGGTTCTGCCTACCGGCACTAGAGTGAATAGATAA